TGGGTATAGGTTGGGATGTTTCCAGGGGAAGTTCCTGTGGCACCATCCACCAATTTATCCCCATTGGGCTTCAGAAGGGTGTACTTCACCAGGCTAGGGGCTACCAATACACCATCACGATACACAGGAAGACTGGATGTCTGTGACTTTCCCCTTTCCAATAGTTCAGGGACCTTGATTTGTGGGGCGTATGGTGTACTGGTTGACATTGTTTTATTCTCTCATATCTTGATAGATTTCTAGGCCACGTTTTTCAAACTCTTTCACGAAGGCCTTCATGTCCTTCAGTGTAGCATTCATTTCATCCATCTTGGCCTTGATTTCAGGAATGTGTTGTTGTGTTAGAAGTTTCTGTGGGAACTTGCTGTCCTGGTGTATTTTCAATTCCCAGAAATGTGGTTCAGGATTCCCCAGGATGTTAGAACATAGAAGGTCTACACACCACATCTGAAAGGCTTCCACATCCATCTTCTGAATAAGATGTCCAGCCACCACTTTCACATTCATCCACTTGGGGACATGGTAGCGACCACCACGAACTGGGTAGACATGGACATAGTCATATCGCTGGGGGTCCAGGTATATCCAGCCTTGCTGTTGAAGTTTTCCAATACGACTTCCAGGATTTCCAATTTCACCACTTATCTGTCTGATTCCATTCACCCCTGGGACTACTCTTTCCATTCTTACCATGGGAATGAAGAAACCTTTCTTCACTGTTTCTGTCTTCTTCTTTTCACCCTTTCCTGTTGTCACCTGGACATCACGATACACGAAGTCCCAATTGCTGGGGTGCCACTTGTAGAAGAAAGGATGGTTTGGTTTTGTAGGCAATACAGTCACAGTCTTCTGTTCCATCGGTTGCCATGTCTGTGGTGTGATATTCATTTTGTACCCTTGAATTTTAGTTGAAAGATAGGGGACCAGGCTTTCACCCAGTCCCCATGATGTTATGAAAGGTTATAACCTTATACAGCACCTTTGAACAAGACACCACGGTCATCATCAATGATTGACATACCAAGGTAAGAATGTCCTACAACACGAGTGACAGCACGTGAAGCATCACGGTCCATTTCAATCAATACTTCACCCATGTCCATGGTTTCAACTGCACCTGGAAGGGCTGCTGGCATACCATTGGCATAACCGATAGCACCAGGGGCAAACAATGCACCAAGATGGTCAACACCATCATTAGTGATGTGTGAAGAAGTATAGATGTCAACACCAAGGAATTGACCTTTGTAGTGTGAACCTTTAGCGCTCAAAGCTTCATAGGAAGCTGGGATGAATTGAAAGATACCAGTACTTTGGGCCAAGATGTTGTCCTGGATGTCTGCCCACTGTTTTGGATGAAGTAAAGCGACATAAGGACCAGGGGCACCTTTATTAGAAGCAGCTGCTTCCAAAGCTTGAATGGCATCAATAAGACCAGCCACAGTATTAGCACTTCCAGCATTACCTTTAACAGTTGTGAAACCTGCCACAGTAGCACCAGTCAAGTCAGCAAAAAGCAAGTCATAAGAATTGGCAATTGATTCAGCAATACGGAAAGGGTCAATACCATTCACAGCACCTGACAATTCTGTCATTCCACCCATATCAGAAAGGGCATAAGCTAAAGCCTGGCGCTTGACAACCACATCCACACCATCTTGGGTGAATACTTCATCAGGGGTGGGATTAGCTTCAGTGGCACCAGTGAAAGCACTGAAAGAACCTTGGTCCAGTGATGCTTTTCGAACACGAATTGTATCACTTCCAGTTCCATTTATTGAACCAACATAGTCCATGAAAGGGGTGTTGCGAAGGTTTGTAGAGTCTTTTAAAAGGATTCGGATTTCTTGAGAAATCATCAAGTCCATACGAAGGTCCTGGTTTTGGACCATAGCATTGAAAGTTTGATAAGCCATGATAAATACCTAGTTTTTGGGGTTTTATAGGGGGGTTGTGTTTCTGTGGTTTTCTGCTGTTACAGGTGCGACCTGACCACCAATGAACTGTATTTGTTTTTACTATATACGATTTTCAAGGGTGTGTCTAGGATATAAAAAAACCCACCTGGGAAGGTGGGAAAGGGGGGTACAGCCCTTTTTTATGGGGAAGTGTTTGGAGATTACAAAGACACTACAATTTCAGCACCAGTCACATTGATGACAGACTTGACTTTCACATTGTTAGAGTCAACCAATTGAACATCCAATTGAACCTTATTTCCTGAACTGTCATAGGCTGACACATGTACAATTTTTTCACCAAGTTGATGGTTCAAAGTAGCCCAGGTGTTGGCTGTTAAGTTCTGTGGTGCAAAGGTACTACGGAAGTCAGCCAAAGCAACCAGGATTTCACCAGTTGTATTGTCATAGGAAGCCATGTTCCCAGTTGCTGGGTCTGCACTGATAGCCAATCGGGCACGTGAGTCAGTGAAGAATTTATTGGTTGCACCAGGTTCTTCAGTGATGTCATCAGTGTTGGCATCCAGGGCAATAACACCAGCAGTATAAGAAATACCAGTCCCACCTGACAAGTGAGCATCCACCAAACTGTCAGCATAGAATTTATTGGTGGCACCAGCCAATTCAGTGATGTCATCAGTGTTGGCATCCAGTGAGAAAGTCCCACCACCATCCCATGACAAACCTTGTCCTGCAGAAAACTGTCCAAATACATCTGATAACAATACAGATAATTCACCACCAGCACTGTCATAGGTCAACAGTTGTACATCCTGGCCACCTGCAATACCTACACTTAAGGCACCACGGGCACGTGTATTGGTGAAGAATTGATTGATTGCACCAGCTTGTTCAGTGATGTCATCAGTATCAACAGCCAAGTCAATGACACCAGTAGAAGCATCATAGGCAATACCATCACCACTGACAGAAATACTATTTCGAACTCTCTGGACAGTATGGTATAAATTTGTGCTTCCTTCACTGATTCCATCGCTGTCAACATTCAAAGAATAGACACCATTGGCACCATCATAAGAAAGACCTGAACCAGCACTGAAGAAACCACGGATTTCACCTTGGTCAGCAGTGAATTCACCAGTTGAAGAATTGAAGTCAATACCAGCTGAAGCACTTAATGAACTACGGATTTCAGCATCAGTGACATCAGCACCTTCAATTTCAGCGAAGTCAGTAGAGTCCCCAGCAGTTCCACCATTGTGAATGAAAGTTTGGGCACGACCTGAAACAGCAGTCAAGACAATGATGTCCCCTTCTTGTTTTTCATCGCCATTGGTGTAGTTTGCAGTTACCCAGCCAGACAAAGAAGTGGCTGTGGTGTCCACAGATACATCAGTGATAGTCAAGGGCTTCAACTTCAATTGTTTTTCACCATTGACAGTGACAAGTTCAGCATAGTTGGCGCTGTCAGTGGCGATTCCCACTACTGCATTGGCTTCAAGATATGACTTGGTTACTGCATGATTGTCAGCTGTAGGGGCTTGGTTCAGTTGGACCACGCCTTCAAAAATATTGGTAGGTGCAAGGAATTGCATGGTTTTATACCTCATAGAATGTTGATTGAACAGCCAGGGACTTCCTGACCTGGTCACACTCTATCTGATATATATCGAACCTGAAATTGCATTTACGAAAGTCACCACCAGTTCATCCAGTGAAGTATGTCTGATGTCAGCCTGGACCAGTTCACCAGTGGACAGAAGGACCTGGACACTGGGAAAATAACCTTTGTTATGTGTGATGGTTACACTGGTGGTATTACTGAATGAGTATTCCACAGGGCGCTGTGGAAATGAAATAGACTGTGCCATGTTGTACCCTGGTCCCCTGTTGTTATTCTTCTATCGTGACAGTGACTTCTGCACTGGATGAAGACTTGGTGGCTATATATACATTACTGTATTGGTTTGTCCCCTTCCCCATATTGATAGCGAAGTAGCCCCCTGATTTGATGAATACTTTGTCTACACCAACAATTCCACCACCATCAGTTCCCGTGAAACTGAAATAGATGTCATGTTGTTCACATCCTATGGTCAGAATGACACCCTTGGAAGGTAGGTTCACTTCAGTCCAGGTTTGTACTGCTGTGAAGTTTTTTATGATGGGATAAATATTTACAGCTTTCAAATTGACAGACATTTATCACCTTCCCATCCAGGCTTTGCGTACAGCTTCACGATTGGCACGGTAGAAGTCAAGGTCCTGGGTGGCACGTTTCAAGATGTCACTGGATTGAACTGGGGCCTGGACTGTGGCTGTGTTGGTCTTTGGTGGAAGGACAGCTGGTTGGTCAGGAACTGGTGTTGTATTTTGTACAGTTTCACCCTGGACTGGTGCCATATTTTCCTGGACTGGTGCCATACCTTCCTGGACTGGTGCCTTCTGAAGGTGTGGTCTTAATGTTATGGGGGCTGTGGTGGGGTCTTCTTTCATCGACTTCAACCAGTCAGCCATGGGGACACGACTTTCCTGGTTCTTCATCGCCTTTTCATATTGCCATTCTACCAGTTCACGGATTTCAGGATCCTGGAAGCCATAGTCAGCCATGGTGGTATGGCGCTGGTATCGTGTATTGGAAGTTTCCAATTCATTTTCCAGTTCCTGGATTCTACTGCTGAACTTC